ACTGACGAGGATGAGTTAGTGGATGAGTTACCAGAGGACTGGGTGACTGCCAGTGAAAACCCAGATGGTGGTGATGATGAAGAGGAGGACGATGACGATGACTGAATACCTTTTGAAATTTGACTCCCCAGAAGAAGCAATGGAGTTTGCTTTGAATAATGGTTATGCCTCTGAGGAAAAAGACGAGGATGGCAATGTTGTAAGAACGCCTTTACTTCAAAGCGCAGAATACGTTTATACTATCATTGGTGAACATTTTGTGCCAACAAGTAAAAAAGGTGAAAAGAAGAGTGACGGAAAACACTGGGTACTTTTCCGGGATTTAGTAGATAAGCTAGATCCGACTCCTGCAAAACCGTATATGGAGTGGGCTTCTTACGAAAAAGATTTAGTCCGTAGACGTAATGAAGATGGCACATGGGTAGGAGATGATCCTGACACACCAGAAGATGAGGCGTGGGAATACCAAGATAGACCACGTCCTACAAACGCACCCGATAGAATTTTCTTGTAATGCGACTTATTCCAAAGAAACAACCACAAGCATTGCGTACGTCTGTGATTAAGACGATGCGTAAACATCAGTCGTTATATTCAACGGACGAGTGGAATAATCCCGTTCAAGTTATTGCAGTTAGGGGTTATTACCTTAATACAATGGGAAAATACGGAGTTAATGATAGAGGGATTTATGATGACGCTAAGTTTATTTTAACCGCAGATCATTTTTCTTCTTATAACGCAAACACAGATCCTTCGAGGTCTCGCACAGGTATGGCAAGTTTAAAAGCCCCGCAAGTAATCACATACAAGCCAGGATACCATGGATATAACTCGAAGTTTGGCCATCAGGCATTTCGACAAAGATCTCACGTTACAGTCTTTCGGGACGGGACAGACCACTATCCCGTGGGCAAGAAACACCCCTCCTATGGATTATGCGTTTCTAAGGGATTTTGGTCAGATAGATCAGGCTCTCGCTTCTGGATCAATGACCACCGAGGAGGTAAAAAGACTACTTCTTCTGCTGGTTGTCAGACTGTCCCTCCCGACCAATGGGACGCATATCATAGTACTTTAGAGTTATTACTTGCACGACATCAGCCGGACGTTCCTCGTTCAAAAAGATGGTATAGTTATTTATTAGTAGAAGACCCTCGCATAGCAAATAATTTTTTATGTCGAAAATAAAACATATTTTAAGTAATTTAGTTAATCAGCCTATTTGGGACGAGGTTACTTTTTTCTTGTCTGTTATTGCACTTAGTTCAATAGCATCAGTCAGCCGTCTCCTTAGTGATTCGTTTGATGACGAGGAAAATAAATTAACTAAAGTAGCAATCTGGACATATCTAATATGTGGGATTGTTGCAGGTTTAATTATCTCACTTGTATTACATAAGTCATACGGAAATAGTTATTTCCTGGTAGGATTAGCTGGTGTTGCCGGTTTTGGTTCTGTCCAGGTACTATCTACGTTGGCTTTGTTATTAAACGGAATGCTTAAAAAGATAATCAAATGACATGTAAACAACTTCATCGGTTTCTCTGGCTTGGATGGCTGACTTTAGCTATCGTATTGTTAGCCTTTTGTTCAGCACATAAAAGAACAGTGAAAGACGCAACAGAGAAACAAGGTGATGTAGCAGAACTCAAACAACAAATTCAACAATTACAAATACAACAACGAACAATGAAAAACAATGGCAACTAATTTAACAGGTACCATAAATTTAACTTTTGGTAAGTTTTCACAGAACGAGACTTTTTATGTCACACGGACAGCAGGTAACGATTATGTTGCCGGTTCAGGACGTGCGGTCGTAGGAACGAGTACTCTGCCTGCAACGGGCCTTACAAACGAAGGGTTGTTGCTTATAACTAACGATAATACAGTTGGGGATTTAGGTGTAAGTATGGATGGAACAGCCTATGATGTGGTAATTCCTCCTGCCGTAAGTAATTTAATTTCAGTAGGACCAGACCATGCGGTTAAAGTGAGAACATCAATTGCGACTGCAACTAGTCAAGGTTTGGCTTCTGCAACAGCAACGACAGTAACCTTTGACGGTGCTCAAACAATGGGCACAGCACTGATGAGGATTACGGGTGGAACAGGAAACGGAACAACTGATTATGAAGTACGTTTTACTTCTACAACTGTAGCTGATGTATTCGATGCATATGGAAGTGCTTCAGTTGACTTATCAAGCACAATCAGTGGGAGTGACAGTGTTGTTTCTCTTACCTACTTTGCTAAGTATCGTTATGTAATAACTGAAAGTGATTCAACTGCGACATAAGAATGTTAATTGCCGAACTAGAAACTAAACAAAAGCTAAGAGACGCACTTCAAGCGAAGTTGCGTGCAAAGCGGGCGTTTGGTTTACCCTTCTACAAACCTCATCCGAAACAAGAGAAGTTTCATAGAGCCGGTGAGTTTAAAAGAAGGTATGTTCGGACGGGTAACCGATTTGGCAAATCTGACATGGGAGCCGCAGAAGATTGTTCCTGGGCATTAGGTTATCGTCCTTTCTTTTCCGAAGGTGACGAAGGAAGAACAATCGGGTTACCAAAGCGACCAACAAAAGGTTTAATCATTTGTCAAGATTGGGACAAAGCTCAAGAGATATTTACAGCAGAAGAGGACGGTATCGGAAGAGGTAAGCTACTTAAGTTTTTACCTGATGCACGTAAGAACCCTGATAAAACTGCCCCAGGAATTATAGGGTTTAAAAAGAACTCTTCTGGTATTACACAAGTGAGAGTAAGATCGATTCATGGTGGCATATCTTCTATTTACTTAGACACAGTGAAGTCATTTAAATTAGACGGTATGTCCCAAGAATCATCAAACTGGGATTGGGTACACATTGATGAGCCTTGTCCACAAGCTATGTGGAAAGCTGTTTCTCGTGGTCTTGTTGATGCACACGGTTCTGCATGGTTTACTTGTACGCCTTTGAGAGAACGCTGGATTAATGACATGTTTGTTCCCGGTCGTTATTCTGTAGTTGATGATACGGAAGCAAACGTATTCCAAATCAATGGTGCAGATAGATGGCTTTTAATAGGATCAATGCATGATAACCCTTTCCTCTCTGAGGGTGCAAAGAAAGAATTTATAGCTGACCTTTCAAGTGATGAGATTGCGACAAGGATTGAAGGTAGACCCGCCCACTACCAAGGGGTTATTTATCCTCAGTTTAACTATGATAGGCACGTGATTGACGAAACACCAAAAGGTTGGCGTGATCCATTTACTCCACCAAAACATTGGAACATACGTTTCTCTATTGACCCTCACCCACGTAAGCCTCATGCAGTTTTGTTTGTTGCGATTTCACCTTTAGGGGAAGCGATCTTCTACCATGAGATATACGAACGATTGAATTTTGATGAGTTAGCTGTTGCAATAAGAAACCACCTCGGAGATCGGTTGCCTGAGTCTAGTCCATGTGACTGGATGGCATTCGAGGAACCACAAGATTCTAATGCGCGTTGCTTGGCTGATCACCTTGACGATTTTGAAATCCCAGTACATAAAGCTCCTAGGGCTTTGTCACAGGGGATACTAGAAGTAAGGCAAGCTTTAACAAAGCCGTCTTTTATTTATGTTATGAAACATATGGATAGATTCTTGTATGAGATAGAGTCTTATGTTTGGGATGACAAAAAAGAAAAACCCATTGATAATGATGATCACATGATGGAAAACCTTTACCGGTTAGTCATGGAGGGGTTAGATTATCAAGATCCAATTTACAATGAAGGTGCAGTCGCACCACCAATTAATTTAATAAATACAGATAAACCAGCTAGTTTAGATTTACCTAAATTAGATACAAAACAAGAAGATTATAGTTGGCTTTCCTTGCAAGGAAGGACAATTCGCGATAGCGTGTAATCCTCACTGAATGAAGAAGTTATGGCAATGACCGAAGATATACGTAAAGAGCTTGAAAAGGATGCAATGTCTCCCTTTCACCAAGCGTTGTTTAGTAAGTGCAATGAATTATTACGTATGAGTTACGATCATATGCAGAAATTCTACACACAGTGGGATAAGCATGGAGACACTGTTGCAGGTTTACGTACTGCAGATAAAGAAGATAACCGTGCTGCGAAAATAGGTGCGCCAGAAAAGATGACTGTACCTTTATCTCGTGCACAGATACATACGCTTACTTCTTTCTTGTTCCTTTATTTCCAGCAAAGACAATATGCTTTTGAGTACCAGCCACAGGATTATACTGATTATGAGATAAGAGAAATTTGCGAAAAGATGGTACATCGCGATTGTTATAAGTCAAATTGGTCTCAGATACTTTACCAATGGATTCTTGATTGTGCACGATTTAACATCGGTGTGATCGAGCATACATGGTGTAACGAAACTGAAAAGTTCCCTGTTACTCAATTAGTTGACCAGAATGTCATGGGCTTTAACTACCAAAAAGAAGAAGAGACTTTAGTTGATGTTCCTGTTTTTCAAGGCAATAAGCTGTATAATATTTCACCTTACCGTTTCTTCCCTGACCCACGTCATTCTTTGACACGTATGCAAGAAGGAGAGTTTGTTGCAGTAGAAGACGAGATGTCAAGGGCTGAGTTGTATAAACTGCAGAATGACGGATATGTCGCAGGAATGCAACACGTAGTTGAGCCGGACAAAAATTTCTTCGAAAAAGTTCGTGGAGGAAGAAGACATACATTACTTAAACCTCACGTAGAAAAGGATAAGTTTAATAACAGCAAGGGTGTTGTGAATGTAACACGTATGCAGATTAAACTTATCCCATCTAAGTTTGAATATGGAAAAGGAAAGAAACTTGGAACAGAAACGTATCCCGTGCAGTATATTGTATGGATAGCGAATAACCAACGTATCATTCGGGCAGAACCCTCTAATTATCTGCATAGAAACTTTACAGTTGACATTGGTCAATTTGACCCCGATATTCACCATTGGATGGGTGAAGGATTAGCAGGAACAATCGATAAGTTGCAGAGTACTGTAACATGGTTTGTAAACACACGTATACTTAGTGTTAGACGTAACCTCGATCACCAATTAATCTTTGATCCTAACTTTATTGATTCTAATGCGTTGAAATCACGTGCTCCAATGGTGCCATTGAAACGTAGCACCGGCAGGAAGAAATTAACTGATGCGGTAATGCAGTTGCAAATGGGGGATGTGACTTCTGGTCATATGACTGACGCACAGCAACTCATTGAGTTAACTAACCTTGTGACAGGGGTTAATGAGTCAGCAATGGGTGCTATCCATGGAGGCAGACGATCTGCTTCAGAACACCGAGCCGCGAACCAGGGTGCTTCTGCAAGGATGCGTATGATAGGAGCAAATATGTTTAATCAAGGACTGAAACCACTCGCACATAAGTTATTAATGAATCTCCGACAAGGAATAGAGCAAGAAACTTTTGAGCGTGCGGTCGGTCGACCCAACCCCGCGGATGCTACAGCTGTAGCCCAACAACAACGACAATGGGAGTTGTTCAAGGCCGATCCCGCTCATCTTGCCGCTGGCGAAGACCATTTCGTACTTGATACAATTAACCCAACAGAAAAAGTTTACATGGCTCAATCACTGAGCGATCTATTCAAGGTGATCATGTCATCACCAGAAGCCGCTACCGCTTTTGACATAGATCCAAAAGGTGTTTGGGATGAGATAATGGAATTACGTGGAGCAGGTGACTTACGTCGTCATTCTCTTCGTGATAGATTAATAAGAGAACAACAAGCAAATGCGAGCACAGGACAAGGAAATCAAAATCAACAAGGCCAAGGAGGAGTTGAACAAACTCCGCCAGTGGCTGGAACATCCCCAGACGCTTCAGATACTGGAGTTTCTGGATACTGAAGTTAAAACAATTTTACCCGGTTTACTAGAACCAATCGAAAATGAACATCACAGAGAATTACAGAATCATCAAAAAGGTGAGATCCGTGGGATGTTACAGCTTCGTGCTTCTATTAAACAAAGGGAAGCAGATTTGCTCCGTATTATTAATGGTACGGAGGAAAGTAAAGAAAGACCAATCAACCCTATTCGAGAATTACTTGATGAAGGGTATGATCTACTAAACTTAACATAAGAAAAAAAAATAATGAAAAAGCACCTAGTAGGGTTTATCCGCGAAGAAGCACCAGAATTTGGTGACGGTGGCGGCGCTGACCTTGGATTACCTCATGTCGTTGAAGATACACCAACAGCAGAGGATCCGGTGACAGAAGAGCCTGTCGTAGAGGATGAACCTATAGAAGAACCAACAATAGAAGAACCAACTGAGAGCCCAGAGAACTCTGAAGAGGAAACAACGGTGACAGAGGCTCCTATTGATGCACAACAAATAGGTAAAACTATTGCGGACGAGCTACGTCCAGCGTTACAACCTGTAACAAAGGAAGCAGAACCACAACAAACTATGACCGAAGCCGAACAAGCAGAAATGATTAATCGGATGAAGTTTGATGAAAAGTTTGTTGAGGATATGTTTGGTACCTATGAGGAACCAGCGGATAAAGAACGCCAACTTCGTGCGTTAGATAATCTCCGACAAGGAGTAGTGAGTGAAGCGGTTACGTTAGCTAACTACTTAGTGGAGCAACAGACACAAAAGTTAACTGAGCAATTTGCCCCTGTACTACAGCAATATACTGAGACAGCACAGCAAAAAGCAGAAGAGACCTTTTACGAGTCTTATCCCACACTTGATACGGATCAGTATCGACCACTTGCGAAAACAGTTGCAACCAATATCCAACAGTCGGGCAAAGAGTTTGCCACGACAAATGACTACTACAAAGAAATAGCGGCACAGACTGAAACGCTAATTAAAAGCATGGTTCCAGACTTTGCTTTGAAAGGCGAACCAACTAAAACAAAACAAACACAGACGAAAGCACCTGCAACGCAACAAATAGGCGGGCAGGGTGGATCTGGTGGAGGAAAGGAAAAACCAGTAAAGAAGACACGGCAACAAATTGCCGCTGATGTTTTACAGTTTTAATTTCTCCGTGCCGTACTAGACCCGTTTGTAACAAATAGAATAAAAGAATATGGCAACATTACTTGGTCTAACGCAGACCGACAACTTAGCTAGCCATGCGAGTTTATCTGCAAGAAGGAAAGTGTTTTACGCTTTTCCTAACGGCAGTGCTCCTATGACTGGGCTACTATCAATGGCCGACACAGATTCTACAGATAAAGCAGAATTTGGTTGGTATCATAAAAGAGATCAGGACATGAGAGTTGTCCTGGGAACAGGAACTGGAGGACATGGTCCTTTTTCTCCGACAGGACAAACAACCTATCATGGTGATACAACTAGTACCACATCTGAGGACTTAGTAAACGGCACTGTTTACCGAGCACAAACAGGTGCGGCTCTTGCGAATAAACTCCGTGTGAATAACATTGTTTTATTCAAGGATATCCCAACTGGAACAAGTACTGCTGTGTGCGACTTCCAAGGGCAAGTCACAGAGATTGCTAGTAACGGCAATTACTTTGAGTTCAAGCTAATCAACAATGCTACTGTGGTAGCAGGTGCTGATGATGGAGGCAGAGTAGGAACGCAGAATATTAACAACAATGGCGCAAGGTGGGGTGATGATTCTAGTGCTCAGAATACTTCAGATAACAGAGCGGCAATCATTGTTGGTTCTGCTAACCCTGAAGGTGGTAGTTCTCAGTCTGGCGTATGGAATACTCCTGAGCTGACTTCAAACTACACTCAGATATTCAAGACTCCGTTTAGTTCTACTGGAACTTCCTTACAAGAAGGAATGATCTGGAGTGACACTGGTCACTACAAGGACAAGGCATGGGAAGCAATGCGTACCCACGCTAAGGAGATTGAACTTGCGGCTATCTTTGGTATTAAGACTAAGACTGATATTACTCATGACGGTCTTACAACACCACAGCGTACTATGAACGGGGTACTTAATTACCTTCGTGAGTGGGATAACTCTAAGAGTGCAACAGTGAATACAGATGACAACAAACGTTATCTGGACATCAATGGTACAATGAATTATGTTCAATTTGAGGATTACATGGGCCGTTTGTTCACTGTTACTAACGACAAAAACTTTGAGAAGATCTGCTTCTGTGGCTCCGGCTTCTTGCAGGTGCTCAATAGGATTATTGACTCTAAAGTTGATATTCGTACCACTATGTTGGGCGATGAATCATTCAAGTTCCGCGTAGCTGAAGTAACAACTATGCACGGAACTGTGTTCTTCCATACTCACCCACTGTTCTCTCAGACTTCTGAGTTCAAGAACTCCGCGTTGTTTGTGGACATCAATAACCTGAAGATCCGTCCTTTGAATAATCGTGACACACATATTCAGGAGAACATACAAGCTAACGATGTTGACTACCGTAAGGATCAGTATTTGTCTGAGCTTGGAATCGAGAACATTCTTCCTGAGTCACACCTCTTTATGGGGAATGTCACAGCAGCTGCGTAACTTAACTGAAAGGTAAACGACTATGTCAACTAAAGCGATTGCGGGTAAAGATCCGCGTTATATAGCACCCCAAACGGGTGATGGTAGGGGTAAGTCCCTAACAACAACAGCATCGGAAACGTATGCTACAGGTAAAAATAAACTTGAGGAGCATCAGACCACAAGGGGAGGCAAGGGAAGTCCCGGCAAGACCCAAGGTCATGGTGGCTAATAACTAGACATCCTCACTAACTGAAACACACTTAAGAAGGGAAAGACCGTGAATAGAAATTATCTAGAACTACGTGATGCTGTTTTACAGTACCTCCAAGTTCCAACGTCAGATGAAGCAATGTTTACTCGTAACTCGACTGATCTTATATTAGTTGCTACAAACAACGCATTGAGAACAGCACAAAAGAGGCACGATTTTAATTACTTGCTTCATACTGCACAGGTCACGGTCGATCCCAGCTTAGGTGTGGATTGGACGTCAATTACTAATCCGGAAGGAACAGGAACGACTTTACGAAGGCTAGAGTGTGTGTTCCTTGTCCAAGATACTGGGGTCTTACCCATTCGGTGGATGACAAGGGCACACTTAGCTAACGAAGTCTTACGCTCTAACGATAGAAGCGTAGCAAGAGAATGGTATCCGACTGATGCTGTTGAGTATGTTACTGACCAATACGCATTAGTAGAAGGAAATAAAATTTACATTCATCCTAAACCTGATACAGCAACAACAGTTGAGTTAACTGGATACAAGTGGTTAGCTGATTTAGCCGGTAATACTGATACCAATTTCGTTGTTGAGTTTGGCTTTGACTGGTTAATGTGGCAAACGCTTGTTGAATTAAACTACTTCACAAAACAATTTGTTGCTCGTCAAGAAGGTAATCTTCCTCCACCTACTCAAATGGCTGAACGAGCTTGGCTTGATTTAGTTGATTGGGATAATGCACTCTTTGAGAAGCAAGTACACTTTTTAGATTAATGGCGGCAAATACACCAACCAAGTTTCCTGCAGGGAATGCGTCACGTGGTTATGAGAATATCACTACCATAAAGGACGCAACAAGTAATGGTGAAGAACATATCACCTTACGGCAAGAAGTTCAAAATGAATTAGCTCTTATTACTCCAGCTTACGGAACAGTAGTTAATAAGATTAGCCCAGTTAATTCTACACGGGCCGTACTTGAGACAACTAAGGTATCTTCTTTTAGAACAAGGACAGACAAAGCTGCAGTAATGCAACAGTTTGTATGTAAAACAATCACAACAAAAAACACACAAACAGCTGGAACAGGTGTATCCCAACCTACTTTATTATTACAAAGCAGTAAAATCGAAGATATAGATGGTGTACATGAGATTAAAACAGATGTCACAGTTGATACCAAATATGATACTTTAACGGATTACTATCACGAACCAATCCTCCGTTATCCTGTATCAGTTGAAAAAGAAATTGTTACAAAAGACTTTCCTTTACCTTCTGTCGTAGCTGGTACTGATGTAACGCTTAAACAACTTGATTGTGTGCGCTCGTTAAAGACAGCAAGAACCATTACCATTGGTGATCCTGTTGTTTTGTACGATGAAGTGAAATTTAGGTTTCCTAGTGTATTACTCGGCTTTAATACTGCAGATGGTTTCTCTACTCAATCTCGCAGATCTTGGTTTATGGTTTCAACTAATAGACGTGATAGCTTCACAAAAACCACAAACGCAAAAATAGAAATAAGTCTTCATTTAACTCAGCCGACACCCTCTACTGAAATATGGAATATTATACCCAAGAACCTCGTACATGACGGAGTATTATTTAATGTGAACGAACAAAGTGTATTATGTGATGCTGGTTTTTTGCGTGCTAATACACACTCAGAAGATACTTATTATGGTTTCGCGTTTGAGACTTTTAATTATGGTGCTAGTACCCCTACTGCGACAGAGTACAATCAAGCAGTGGCAAATAAAGATTATAAACTAATAAGTGAATCAATTAAGCCATGGAAATATAACACATGGCGGAAAGAAAGAGTATCGATTATTCCAGAATGAGTGATTATACCGACAGGATAAACGAAGAACGAGAAGAGTATCTTGGCAGACTTGCCGCTTACGATGCTACCCGTTCTCCGCGTCCTGATTTATCTCCCAGTGATGCACCACAAAGAGGTTATTCACAAGGACGTAAAGCGGGAATGCACCCTGAGCACCTCGGAGATTTCCGTAGGTTTGGATTACGTGACGGAAAACTTTATGTGCCAAAATTCGAAATATTTACAACAACGTCAAATGATGTGGCTTCTCGGTACAGCTTACTCGATGTTAAAATAAAAGATGGTGGAGACGACTTATTACATGTTATGTACTCTGACCCTAATTTGGGTCGCCCTTCTCTTCCTGTCGCAGATTTCAAAGTAGCAGGTAAGAAAGAGTATTTCATTTATTTATGTGTTAAAGGGTACAATGAATCAGAAGCGCAGTTTAATGCTAATGCTTTCAACCGACATGGACAACCTTGGTATATTGCAACAGATAGTTATTTGCATATAGTTGACACTGATGCAGATCAACCCGAAGATCAAAGCGGGGTAATAGGCCAAGATCCTGTGTTAAAATACACTAAGGTAGGTAAATTAAATATAGAAACAGAACTTACTGAAACATATATTGACCAACAAGTTTATTTAACTTATGATGCGCCTCCGTTAATCCCTAGTGGAACGCAGTTATTATATTGGAAACCATCATTTAATCTTAATGCTGATACTGTAAACGTAGGTAAAGGGTTGAACTTGATTCCTACTCAACCTGCTTCGGGTAAAGAACAACCTGAAATAATGTGGAAGAGAGAGTTTTACACAGAAGGAGACGCTTTATCAATGGCAAAGAATACTACAACTTATTATTTTGTAAAATTACTTGCGCCACAATGGTCAAGCTATGTTGTTGCAGATGATATAACACACCGCCCCGGTGGACCAGGTTACCCTGAAGCGGCAGAAGGTTCTATTTCGCAATTTTTTCTTAGGACAACATTAGCAAACAATACAACAGCCGCAACAGCAATGCAGTATGATGTGATCGCACAAACTTCAGCTAATCAACCTTCTGATACTGACACAGCAAAGCATCAATTTTTAGGAAGCGTTACACGTAACGTAGGAGGAGATATTACTACATGGGAATGGAGATTAAATCACGCTTTTTATTGGCACGGTCCATCATTGGCGGTGGGTTCCTATGGTTCAACAGCCGCGACAGACGAAGCTTATACTGCTCCAGCACAATAACAATTTAACAACTAAACACAAATGGCAGACAAAACAGAACAACTACAACAGGTAATGGCACTATATAATGTGTTTGGCCCTGAAGCGCAACAAGACCGGGAACTGAAGCAACAGGCACTTGCTGCTCAGCTTGAACGAACGAACGCGATGCGGTTAGGCTCAATAGCAGATGTAATGCAAAAGCAACAAAGCGCACAATTAGAGGCACAGCGGGCACAGCAAATGGGTCCGTATTATGAAGCACTAACTCAACAAGCTCTAGGAGGTATTAAAACACCGGAAGAACGTGCCGCAAATCTCGCTAATCTTGTAGCTACAACAGAAGGCACAGAAGCGTCAACAATGTCACAATTAGAGAAAAACCGAGTAGCTCGTGAAACAGGTGATAGTGCAATAGCAAGTCAAATAGCTCAAAATGAAGCAACAGAAAAAGCGGCTGGTCAAGCAGCATTACAAACAGTGCTTAATAATTTAAATACCAGCCTACAGGGCGGACAATATAAATCGGAACGGTTACGTCAAATACTGGAGGCTTCTGTCGCGAATATAATAAATCAACAGATGCAAGGTGCTGGTATGGCAGGACAAGGTACACTTAGCCCCGAGGAGGTTGAGATTAATCAACATGAGATAATTAAGGCTTTGCTTGACTCTTATAACCAAGGTTCTTCTACTATACCTACTACTATAAACCCTCAAAATAACGCGCAAACGCAAGCCCTTATTGAGAAATATCTTAGTTCTCAAGAAGAAGGTTCAGGTACAGTCGAACGTTTTAAAAACACACAAAATTAACTAATTAAATATTATGGCAGATACAATCAACGACCCACAAAGTCAACAAAATACAACTCCTTTTGACCAAGGAACTAATCCGTTACTAAACTTATTAATGGGAACAAATCCTTTTATGGGGTTAGGTGAACAAGCTCAACCTGCTGTCCCAGCAAATGTGCAAGAAGGGTTACAAGCACAAGGTTCTCCTGAGCTAAGTGCAATCTTAAACTTCTTAAGTCCAGGAGCAACTAGAAGAACCATTGGCGGTCAGTTAGAAGGACAACCAGCACCTGACCCATTTACTAACTTAAATGCAATGCGCGAGTCAGCTCAATCAAATGAGTTAGATAAGATGAGACATGAACTGGCTATGCAACAAGCGGGACAGCAACTTGCTGCGTTTATGTTACATCCAGATCCTGCACGTTCTTTTCAGAACCCTAACGTAGCGGCTAAAAAATAAACTATAACTTTAATTAAATGGCGGAAAAGACGCAATACCTTAAACCGTATCAGGAAGGAAAGAAGTGGACTGGCTCTTGGGCAGACTACTATAGTGCTTTCCGTCATGATCAGTTAAATAACCCAGATAAATGGGGTAAAGGAGGATGGTTCCCACAGTTCGAAGATTGGGCAGTTAAAAATAACATCCCACAAGAACACCGTAACACTCCGTTTTTACATAAAGCGGCAAGTACTTTAGGGAATACGATAGATTTAATTGGGCGGAGTATACCTAACCCGGCAAGTTGGATTAGTGATACAACACTAACAGGCCAGCCTACTCCTAAGACAATGTCAGCCCTATTAGGTGAAACGGCTAAAGTTGGGACTCAAGCTGTTTCAGACTATGGCCCATTTGGTGAATTTAAACCAAGTACAATAGAAGCTGCAAAAGACGTAGGAGGAGCACTTCCGACTATGCTTTTAAGTATTTTCGGCACAGGAGCTAAACCGTTAGCAATGGGTACTGCATTAGGTACAACAACTTACGCACAAACAGATGACCCTGTGCAAGGAATAGGCACAGGTGTAGTAGGTGCTTTTGTCCCTAAGATATTTGCTAGTGGAAGACAAGCAACTTACGGGCTTGCGTCAAAGGTAGCCCCTTCTTCTTTTACTACTGCGACACGTACATCTACTCCCTTTTATCACAAAGCTCTTCCAGAGGCACTTAGACGTACTACCGAGTATACCGCTAAGACAACAGCAACAAAAGCGGCAGGTTACGTAGGGGCCAATGTTGGGGTAATCGGGGCTTTCGAAGTTGGTTCACATATGTTACCCGCTAAAATAAGGGGAGAAAAGTGGGGCGATATATTAGATAAAACATTCTCAGAAGAAAATATAGTAGCTAACTGGTTAGTTGGACAGATTCCGTTCTCGGCTCTTGATGCTTATAATGTACGGAAAGCAAACAAAACACAACAAGCATTAGAGGCGAACACTACTGCACACGAAAGTACAACTGTTGCAAATGAACAGCCAGTAGTTAATAAGAGTAAATTATATGATAACGTAGTACACTTAACAGAAGATGGTACTCCTACCCCAGTACACAAAGCTAAGCAAGTAATGCTTAAGAAAGGGTTAGCTCTTGAACATCATGCACGGATAAGAGAAATACGTGAACTAGAACAGACGGGTGAAATTACACCACAACGTTCACAAGAGTTAATCACACAAGTCAATCGGAATTATGCTACTGAAATAAGCAACCTACCTATTCGACCAGAGAACCAATTAAACTCTACATTGTTCGGGGAGTTAATAATGGAACCAAGAGAGGGAGGAACTAAAGAAGCTATTGCAGAGTTGCGCGATGTTGATCCAAAAACAGTAACTGAGTACGGTGATCAAATCACATTAATTGACTCCGTTTTAAGTGCGGAAGGATTTAGTCGGCCAACTGACGCCAAGTTGCATCTTGAAGTACAAAGAAGAATGGATGAAGGTAAATCCTTTGAAGAATCACTTAAGCTCGTAGTAAGTAGCCTTAAAGAAAGGACCGCACCTAGAACACGCTTTACTAACGAAGCTCCAGCAAAAGAAGATTTAACAAAACAACGAGTCATTAATGTGACAAAAGGTGAAGACGGGGTATACCGTGGAGAAGAAGTAACAGGCGACTTCCAGGTAATACGCGTAAGTGAGACTACACCAAAAACACCTATCGAGGGATTAGAAGTAGGAGAAGGAGAGAAACTATACTCTTTACTACTTAAAAATAAATTTGGTGAACGTGATGTGTTTTATTCAAAAGATCCTAAGTGGGCAGAGGCAGATACGTTAGTAATTAAATCAGAACCTAAAAAGCAGATACCAGGTGAAGAAGCTTTAACGGACACAGAACTAGGCAGGGCAAGTGAAAACTACACAAAGAAGAACAAGGAAGATGCAGCTCGTAATGAAAAGCCGATTGAAACTAAGGCGAACGAAATTGATAACGTTGCTCAGCCAATTGACACTAATACATTCGAAGGAGTTATTCGAGCAGCTGATGATACTAATCCTTTAGGTTTACAAGACCATGAGTTGTTACGTGCAAGGGAAGGAAGAAATACATTACTAGCAAAAGAACGGGAATTAGGTGATACAAGTAGGGC